TTATCACCTCTAGGATTACCAAAGAAGCGAATAAACGGATTATTAGATCCATTTGTAACTTGAGCACTACTCGGATTATAAGGAGATAAAGCTGATAGACCGTGTAACTCCGTTGGAAGTGTATGATTTCCAGGACGTAGAACGGGTCCAAGACCACCAGGGGGAGGACCACTGCGACCTTTCTCTCTGCTAATTGTCTTAAGAAACTCTATATCAAATATGCTTGAAACTTTCGGCTTTTTTGATTTAGCAATAACACCTTCTAAGAGACTTAGTATATCCTTTCGTGTAAATATAATATCTCCAAGTTTCTTCTTACGGAGTGTTACAAGTGCGGGTGCGATTCCAGAAAATGTCTTTCTAAAAAGATTTGCACGGTCAATCTGAATCAGTTCATATAGTTCTTGTAGAAAATCACGTACCTTTTCACATTCATAGGTGAGTAAAAGATTCGGTTCTTTAAAACATTTATTAATTCCAATACGACTCAATACATCTCCACGTTTTTCTAAAAGCGCTTCCTTACGACTTTGAAGTTCAGTCTTAGAAGACACCCCTTCTGCGGATTTAATAAATTTCTCTGTTATACCAATATCAGCAAAAAACGCCTTTTCTCCATCCGAATAGTTTCCATTTTTCCATTCTTTTTGTACGGCGAGACTTGGTTTGCGAATAGCAAATTGATTTACCCCAATATGAATTGAAAGTGTATCCTTTACCTTTAGAACATAGGGGTCGGGTTTGAGTGGTTCTGGTTCGACCTCGACCTTTGGCTCTACCTTTGGTTCTGGTTCTGGCTCTGGCTCAAGCTTAGCGCCTTTGGCACCATCCTCTTTTACTTCTTCCTCCTTGCCTTCAGTATCCTCTTCAGGATCCTTTTCCTCAAATGTAAATGTGAGATATTTACGCCTCAAGTACTCTTTAGAATTTATAGCCGTTTTAGGAGTATCCACTGAATAAAATGTATTTGGTGTGATTCTAAAAAGTGATTTTGGTTTATATGCGCCATCTTTTTCTTCAAACTTAAAAAGAGAGCTCATATCTTTAGAAGTCAGACCAATATAATCCTTCACATCAGGTGGAACAGTTCCAGTTGGGCTCAAAAGTAACTTATATTCGTTTCCTTCTTTTATATACGGAATTGAAATAGATGCCGGCTCCAGAAAAAGAAATTGTTTTTCTGCTCTATCTTCACGATGCGCTGAATCCCATACAATCTGATTTTTTGAGCCAGTTCTATCATATAAAAAATACGTTTCCGCACTTGATTCACCTACAAATGCTAAGTACTTTTTAAAAATTAAACTAAACAATGTAATATTGTCAAGTTTAGAAAAGAAAATGTAAATATATTTCTTTTTTTTGATTTGATCATTTGAAATTGTTTTAAGAAATCGTAGAAAGTTATCCCAAGAATAAATATAAAATATTTTTACAGGCTCTTTTGTTTTAATTTCATAATGAAAAAGGTTCGCGCGAGATTCTTCATAGTTCGCAGGAATAACTGACCAAACAGCTTTTCGTTTTTCTCTATATGCAGTCAAAATATTAACAGTTAAAAGAGTTGGATTTTCTGGAGCAATCTGTACCTGTTTTAACGGTTTTAAACTTAATGTAGGAAAGACTCCACCGCCAACTTGCTCGCCACCACTGCCATCGCCGCCACCGCCACCACCACGGACAGGCTCAATATGTACGGATGTATGTCCTTTTAATGCCTCATTAAACATGCTTACATCTTCAGGACCACCGCCAATCATACCACCACCGCTCATAGGTACAATAGGAACATTTTGATGACCTGCATGTTGTAGGGCATCTCCGAATAGACTTAGATTTGGATTCGACATCCCCTCTCCTACCCCCTTAGAAAATCAACGGCTTAAGAAATATCAGCGCGTAGCCAAGTAGCAATACATGGAGGTCCTCTCGACTCTACAACCGATGCGCACCGATTCGGGGGAATCAGGAACTCGTAAGAAGAAGATTCATTGTAAGCAAGAACTGATTGTCAATAGCCTCCAGAAGTTCTATACGGGTCGCACAGATATGAAGGAGATTCTACCAATGTTAAAGGGTTCATCTGACCTTTCACTGCGTCTAGTAGACTGGTTTGTGACAAACTATTCCAAGCGTCACAACACGGTCTATATTCTGGATGGACAAGAGTTCCTTGTTTATACGAATTACAAGTCGCAACTAAAAGCGTATTCAAAGAAGCTTTTTGACCCCTTCTGCCGTCGGGAACGAATCTTATTTCAGATTCCTGGTGAAGAGCCTTTTCTCACGACCGTCGGCAAGTTAAACTTCTTTCGTTGGGCGATTGAAAAGAATGTTCTCACCTATTTAAGTCTCCATGCTCCGACCATTGAGACTGACATGAATAAGGCAATGAAGGAGCAGAATAAGGCACGAAATTCAACTGCAACCTCAACTGAATCATCAACTTCAGTTGTAAGCACTACATCTCTCGTAACCACATCAACTGCTTCCTCTGCTAGGTCAACACGTAGGCGCCAGGCTGAAAAGGAACAGCCGGCAGCGAAGCAGATGCAAAAGCATCTTATGGAAATTGAACTCCGCTTTGATTAGTTCTTATAGGGACGATATGTCTTCTCCATTGTATTCAAACGAGGTCGGAGGTCTTCATATGAATTTAGACTGTCAAGTGAGTTTTTCTCAGCATAATCGGGAGCCGTATAACGCGTTGTATAGGTCCGATTTAAGAGACGCTTTGATTCCAAAAGACCTCTGTCCACTTTATCTTCATATACGGTTGCGCGAAGTTCACGTGCCACATTAAAGGGGTCAGTTACAACATCAAATCTCTCAAAATATGGATTTTGACCGAGTTGATGACCATCCGCGACGTATGGCTGATTCTGTAGATAGTTCCTATCAGTGGTTCGTGTATTGATAGGATTCATATCCATAAATGTGTAGGCGCCACGTCTGTGAACGGCAAATCCTCCCTCTGTTGCTTTTTCTTTCCAGAACTGCGCCATTTTTATATCTTGGTCAACACCACCAAGCCCAAGTGAATAGCGATATGCCATGGCACTTTGTGCGACTGCATTCTTTCCATTTGCCGCACCTAAATTCTCAGCAAGAGATTTGTTAAGCCATTTAGTTCTCTCTTTAATTTCCGCATTGCTTATATCAGGGCGATCATTTTGAAGTTGTGGTCCATCTGTCTGCCATTGCTCAACGTGAAGACTATTAATCTGGTCAAGAGCACTCACTTCACGGCGACTTCGGAGGCTCATTTGTGGTAATGGAATCGCAACCATGCGACGCTGAACAGGAAACACGTCTAAAGTCTCCATTCCTACTATTACTAATAGATGTTTATAGTACCTTTTTATACGAGAACAGCACTGCCAAGTCTAATTAAATGGTCTCTTATACCTATTACACTTTTCTTAGATAATCGCGGTAAGCAACTCTGTGAAACGGATGAGCCTGAACAGTGGTTGGTGGATAATAGTTTTTTTGTTAAATCAAAGTGGCGAGAGGGCAAGATTCTCTATGTTGAAATTGATATTCAATCTATGGAACTAAAAGAGTTTTACAGTTTTGAAGAGGTGACGCGCATTCAACAAAAAGGAACTGAAGAGTGCTGGCGTACTTTTTTTATCTTAAAGGCAGGTACAGGTGAAGGAGCTTCAAGTACAAAACAATGGAATGATTGTATTGATGAGACATTTGTTGAAGCATTAGAAACGATTCAAAAACGGTGTATGCCTTAAGGACGAACACCTTTAGAATATAGATGAATTCGAATCGCTCCAAAACTCAGAAGCGGGGAGTAACAGACTTAAGTGGTTCAAACTTTGCCGCGAATCTACATGCGAGCACAAATACTTTTGTTAATTTTCTGAATCAAGAGGCAGATGATGCGTATAAACGTCCATGGCATCGTCTAGAGCGTGGTCTTCGTCTTAATCGCCTACGAAAGTTTGTAGATGAAGAGGCACTTCGTCTAAACCTAACAGCTCCCGAGAAAGCGGCACTGGATACACAGATTATGAAGGCAAATGATAAGAAGCTACTAAATAGTAAGAATGCTGTGATTTATGATGCTGATGAACAGAAAATTAAAGAGATTAAAGGACTCGTAATGCATCGCAGTTCCGATGGAAAGGTCTTATTTCAAGTTCTTGAGAAGAGGAATGCGGTTACATTTAGGAAGAAGCAAACTCCAGTACCTGAAGTAAAAGAGGAGACCTAAGAATATACGACCTATAAATTTTAACGAAGCACACCTCAAACAATGGAGCAATATAGCAAAATGTTTGAATGTACAGGACAGTTTTTGAATACAATGGAAGAGGTCCAACCTCCTCCATTGCATCCCACACTTGGAGAGGCATGGTGGACGACAATGGAACGTGAGCTTGCGCTCGTAATGAAGGAGAGTGATCTAAGTGCTACGCTTACAGACCAAACAAATGAAGTCTTTGATTGTTTCAAGATTGGATATCAATGTCTTTCAAATGTTCTTGTAAAGGTGGACTTTGACAGAAAGCAGCGGATTGATGCCCTACAAGCAAAGCCTCAGAGTGTCCAAAGGTCTGAAGAGTGGTATCGTGAAACTGCGGGTCTTCTTACAGCAAGTGAACTCTATAATCTCTTTAGTTCACCAAGGTCCCGTGGACAGCTTGTCATGAGTAAAGTTGCTGCTGCTCCCTCTACACCTATGTCTGCGCCCAAAAAGTCATGTATGACAGCGGAAATGACACCCTTTGATTGGGGTACTCGATTTGAACCAGTTGCGAAGATGATTCTTGAAGCAGACTGGTCTGCTACAATTGTGGATCTTGGTCGTATCCGTCATCCTACTATTAAGTCGCTCGCAGCATCACCTGATGGACTCATTACTGCGACTGACAAGGATCAGGCTCTTCTTGGAAATCTAATTGAAATCAAGTGCCCGTCGTCACGTGTTGTAGGTGGTGGAGTCCCTCCCAATTATTGGTATCAGATGCAGCTACAGCTAGAGGTCGCTGAAGTACCAGTATGCCAGTATTGTGAATTTACATTCAAGTCAGCGACTGCCCGTGCACCTATGGAAGAGGCACCACTTGGCGCAACGGAGGGTCTCATTTATCTCCTACAAAATCATGATAGTCTCGAGACAAAGTATGTCTATGGTCCTATTGGAGAAATGGACTATGATCCGAAGCCTGAGGCACCTTGGCAAGTTCTTGAGCGTATTCCGTGGTTTCTAGAAAAATCATGGATTCATCCTGTATATCGTGATACAGCATGGTTCCAATCAATTATTCCTCTACTCGATGAATTTTGGCGAGATGTTGAGAAGGCAAAGCGTGGTGAGTTTGCCGCACCCGAATCTTCTGTAAAACGTAAGACAGCAGTGTGTGCAATTACTGATTAGAGATTAAAGAGTACTCGGCTTATAAAAATTATTCACCAATTCATGTACAGGCGCAGAGCATGAATCGGGATTTTTGCGGCGATAGTTATTTGTGAGTTGGCTATAGTTTCCTGTGAGTTGTATCCGATTCGCAAAATCACTTTCATAGCACGCCTGCGCATTAAACGCTGTATTAGGCTGGTCGTCAACTGCTGCGTCATCTAAGACACCTTGGAGTAGATGATACGGTACATGCGCATTAAGTGCCGAGTCCGCAGGACCTGAAACATACTGAATAGGCTTTTCACCTACAGGCGCAGGGGCAAGACGCACGTCCTGAAATCCACTCACTTGACCAGGTAGGTTGTAGGTAATAATAAACAAAAAAAGAACAAGTATAATTGATAAAAGGATCATTATATCTCTTTTCATTCTCCTCTCTCTACATGACTCTTGGAAGTTGTTTTACAGTTGCGCATATCGTAGGGTATGAGCACGTGCCTTTTCATCAAACTCCTGACGATTTGTCTTATAAATATGAGCAATTTCAGGTACAAGAGGATCATTTGGATTTGCATCGGTCAAGAGACTCAAAATACTTAGAAGAACCTTACTTACGGTCAGTGCAGGAGACCACTGATTCTTGAGAATATCAAGACAGATTCCACCGGCAGAATTGATATTTGGATGATAAATCTTCGTAAGGAAGGTTACGACCGGGGGTTTGAAGGGATAATCTACAGGAAATTGAATCTGTAGCTTGAAATAACCTCCGGTATATGGACTATCCGCAGGACCAAAGATTGCTCCACTCCACTTGAAGAGATCGTCGCCCGTGGGTCCAGCACTACAGTTTGCCGGCGGATCCTTTGTAAGATCATCAATCTCCTTCTTGATACGACGGAGTGCCATTGGTTATGTGTACTTTTAAATGAGGGATACTTTGAAATCAAATTTTTCTAATCCTTAGTAGAAACAATGAACTTTCTAAATCTCCTCGCTGAATTCCTTGGAACCTTCCTTCTGTTGATTAGTATTCTGGCGACAGGAAATGCTCTCGTAATTGGTCTTACACTCGCGCTCGTTATCTTCTGTATCGGCTCACTCAGCGGAGGTCATGTGAACCCCGCGGTTTCGCTCGCGATGTTTGTCAATGGCGCGCTCTCTGCAACTGAGCTTGCGGGCTATGTCGTTTCACAGGCTCTGGGTGGTGTTGCGGCAGTGTATGTATTCCGTGCACTGGCGTAGCCCGTACGGTTAGCCAACTCTGTTGGCGTCCCGTGCCTTAGCGTAAGCAGAAAATCACATAGGAGTTCCATTCTCTCTCCACTCATTTAGTCGTCTGTAATAATCAATCATTTGTGTATCATTGCGATTCTTCGCACTGATACATTCATCACATACATTACAGGGTCCATACCCATCTTCCCATTCAATCATGTGCGTTGACTTAATCTTCGCAGGTGCTGATTTAAATGTGCGATAATCACGATTTTGTGGATAGTTTGCCACATTATACTTTACAATATAATGATCATCGGGAAGATAGTTAGGATAGACTTGAGGAAAGAGGTCATAATACCGAGCTGCGCAATTTCCTGCGGGTGCCTGCCATTTTTTCATCAGTTTCTTAGTAAACTTTGGCTCTAAACACTGTGTACCGTACCACTGCATTTATTGGTTAGTATCTTTCAAGATTTAATATCAAATTTATATGATTATCAAATAAAATTATTTAATTTTACCGGTAATCCATGACCAAATAATATCATATATATTAAAACAGCCGCCGCTATTAAAATACTTCTATTTTCAGCAACCTGATTTTGCTGACCAAGAGCAAATACCATAACAAAATACAGTACAAATCCAATTATCACTGAATGAAATAACATAGTTAAACCGCGTTCCATTTGTATATTAAATATTTAGAAAATTATTGGGAAGTTAAAATTTCCATATTTCAAATAACTATATAAAGAATCTCTTCCAATCCCCCCGCTAAGATGGTAGAGCGGGGGATTGTAAACTGGTTCGTTTACCTATAGATCTCCCAAAGTCCATTGCACCAGAGGCGCGATTCCGATTCTGGAGATATTTTTTGAGTAATAATTTATTCTTCAAAAAATATATAAATGTATCCTTAACGGCAACGAGTAACCGCAATAACAGCAAGGGTTGATAAAACAATTGCCATAACCCATCCCTCAACATCAACATGACTCCGAAATCCTTCAGCAGCTCCATCCTTACAATCACCTCCAGCATGACTGGAAACATCTGTGCCGTCGGGGCAGAAATTCTTCGGTGCCGCATTAAACTCGCTTTGACTTAAGAAAATTGGTGATCCACGTGAATCAACATCTTGGACCCACTGTGTCTGTTTTGCTGATCCACTGCTTCTATCAATTGTTCCAGTAATCCAAGGTGTGCCATCAGAACTTGATATAGAGCCATTTGTATCTCCTACGGGCAGTGTAACCTTTCGACATTTTGGATATCCAGAGCCAAGAATTGCATTCATAATAGGCACAGGGTTCAATGCATCTTCAGCATCCTCTAAAATTCCAGGAGCAAGTCCACGAAGACCAGGTAGACCCGCAGACGCAAGTCCTGCTTTTACCTTTGGACCCAGACTTTCACCTGTAGGAATTCCATTTACATAATACCACATATCTGCTCCATTTTCGCATTGAAGACCTGTTCGAATAAAATAATTGATACCAAGCGGTCGTAGTCCACCTATTCCAGACGTCAGACTGCTGCTGCTTTGACCAAATCCAATCATATCTGTATAAAATGCGGCACCCTTTGTCGCATTAATTACATCCTCCATGTTACTTCCACGATGAACACCTACCGCACCAGGTAAGGGTAACTCATCGGCAAAATCATAGCTGGGTCCTGTATACCCGGGCTTATTATCAACTTTTGCTGTTGGAAGTACCGACATCGCGCCTCTGTTATTCTACAAGTAAAAGAATACCAATTCCGAAAAGGGAACAGAAAACACCTACGGCTTTGAGATATGTGAGTTTCTCTTCAAAGAAAAAATAACCGATGGTAAACATAATAATTGTACTTAAAACATTCCAAACAAAATTTACTATACCAATTCCTTGCCATTCAAGTGCTTTTGAAAGAAGTGGAACTACAGCGCAGGCAAAAATTGCCGCCGCATAAATAATGTTCCATTTCCCTCCAATACGTAAAAGTGTTAAAGCACCCGCCTCAATTACGCTGGATAGTAAAATCCAAGGAAACGCATTTAAAAGTGCGAAGTCGAGCTGTCCCATTAAATTTGATTGCGGTTTTCTTTTTGAAAACTTATCTTAAGAATATTCTAAATGGATTCAGTCTTTCCAGGCAGAGTTCACCATAAATCTATTCCAGAAATGGAATGGAAATGGGAGGGGGAGGAAGAGGAAAAGATTTCCACAAACGAAACAATTAAAAAGGTTGTATGTGCTTGCGCAACTTCCGAGGACACTATTATTCATGAAGATATCAATGTATGTACCATTTGTGGTGATATTAAAAACAGAAGTATTGAGTCAGGAGCAGAGTATCGCTTCTTCGGGCATGATGACCGAAGCAGCAACGACCCTTGTCGTGTAGGCGCACCCACCGATTTCCGTTTTCCTTCGTCGTCCCTAGGAACTATTATTCTAACAAAAAGCACAGGTGGTCCAAGTACTGCGCGTGCTGCCATGGCTCGTATTCGCCGTTATCACACTTGGAACATGCTTCCTTACAGAGAGCGTGCTCTTCTCCAAGTGTATGAAATGCTTGCTCTTGCCGCTACAAATCATGGACTTGACCAGAGTGTAACCGATAATGCGAAGGAACTCTATGTTCAGCTCGTTGAGCATTGTGACAAGCGTGGTCTTTCGCGTACAAGTGTAATTGCGAGCTGTATGTATGCATCTCTTAAAAAGGTCGGACAGCC